GTTGTTTGGAAGAGATCAGTTTGTAGGGGGTGATCTTATATCCTCCGGCCCTGTAGGAACATATTCTACTGTTTTTCAAAAAGATGAAAATTTAATTACTTCTTTACTTTCTGATCCTATTATTGGAGTAGCTGCTAATTTTATTCCCGGAGGCACACTAGCTCTAACAGGCGCTAAAGCAGCAGCGGGTGTAAAACTTTCTCCTGTAGAAATAGCTTCAGGTTTAATGGCGGGACTTGAAACCGTTGGTGCTATTAAAGCCCCTAGCACAACAAGCCTTCCTTCAGGACAAGCAGGGCCGCCAGTCCCTAACGCAGGCACAGGTCTGTTTGGCACTACTTATGCTCAAACACAGACTGCCCTAAATGTAGCAGCCGCTGGTGATGTCGAAGGAGCTGCTCTAGCTCTTGTAGGTCAACCGCTGATTAACAGAGGTTTAGACGCAGTAGGGTTAGACCAAGCAACCATTGAAGGCGCAGGAATACAATATGATGATTTTCAAGAAGGTTTAGGTCAAGTTGTATCTGCTGTAGCTGGTGGTGCGGAGTTAGATGAGGCACTGGCGCAGGGCTTAGGTAAATACATCAGAGAGGGCGGCACGTTAGGCTCTATTGATTTGCCCGAAACTAACATAGACTTAGGGGTTGTTGAAGATGTTGTTAGGAATCTCGTACGTCCTCTTGGGGAAGCTGGTACAGCTCTTGCTGATTTTGTAGAAAACGCTGTAGGTAAGCTAGGGGTTTCAGAGAGAATAAAAGAATTTGGTCGTAACTTAGATAATCAGGTTTTACAACCAATTAAAGAAGTAGCTGAAACAACAGGCAGTGCTGTCGAAGACGTTGTGAGAGCGGGAGGCAGTGCTGTCGATGATGCTATTATACAACCTGTACGAGAAGTAGCTAAAAACGTAGATGACGCTGTTATACGGCCTGTAGGCGATGCTCTATCTGGTTTAGACACAGCCGTTAGAAACGCGTTACCAAATATTGATTTACCTAGTATAGACTTACCTAGTATTGACTTACCTACAGGTGGTTTAGGTGGCGGTTTTAATTTACCTATACCATCAGGCTCACGCACAACAGATAGGTTGTTTGACAACGAATTGTTTAAGTTTAAAAACAAAATAGAACTTACAGACTTTGGCCCACTAATACAACCACAACAAACAAGCATTGAAGATTTACTTACGTCACCTTTTGAGTCTGATTTTGCACAACAAAGAAGGTCTATATAATGACATACCTACAACTCGTTAATAAAGTTTTAGTCAGACTGCGCGAGAACGAAGTATCTACCGTAAGCGAAAACAACTACTCTAAGCTAATAGGCGAGTATGTTAATGACGCTAAACGTGACGTACAGAATGCTTGGGACTGGACAGGGTTGCGTAATACACTAACAGTAGATACACAGGCTAATGTCTTTAACTATGTACTGACAGACGCTGACAACACTATTAAAATACTAGACGTTACTAATGATAGTCAAAACTGTTTCCTACGGTATCAGACATCACGATGGTTTGATGAGGCATTCTTAGACTTTCCTAGTGTACCTAAAGGCACTACTCAGTTCTACAGCTTTAACGGTATTAACGGTGTTGACTTATATCCTATACCTGATGCTGAGTACACGTTACGTTTTAACGTAGTGTTACGTACTAAAGACTTTACAGCAGATACAGATGTATTAACTGTACCGTCAACACCTGTGATTCAACTGGCTACCGCAATGGCAGCACGAGAGAGAGGAGAAACCGGAGGCGCAAGCGCAGCAGAACTGTTCGCAATAGCTGATAGTACATTGGCTGATGCCATTGCTATGGATGCTGCATTACATCCTGAAGAAACTATCTGGTACTCATAATGGCTCAACAACTACAGAACATTACTATAGCAAGTCCGGGCTTTGCTGGGCTTAACACACAGGATTCGCCTATTAGTGTAGACCCATCCTTTGCTGCTATTGCTGACAACTGTGTCATTGATAAGCTGGGACGTATAGGCGCACGTAAGGGTTGGGAAGAAGTTACTACTAATGGTTCTTCTGTGTTAGGCAGCAGCCGTGGGATAGAAACTATCTTTGAGTTTGTAGATGCTGGTGGTGACAAACGTGTAATCTCTGCTGGTAATGATAAAATATTTTTAGGGACTACTACATTAGTAGATATAACCCCCGGTAGTTATACACCTACGGCTAACAACTGGAAGTGTGTAGCTATTGACAACCACATGCACATGGTTCAAAGCGGACATGAACCTTTGATTGGATCAGACCATACTGGTTCTTTTGTATTAGAAACTATATCAACTCATCCACATACTACAGGCACTATGCCACAAGGTAATGAAATCTTAGCAGCCTTTGGTCGCTTATGGGTAGCAGATATAGTAGGAGACAAAAGCACAATTTACTGGAGTGGTCTTACGCCAAACACTGCACATTGGACAGGCACAGGTACAGGTAGTTTAGATTTAACTAAAGTATGGCCTTCAGGCTATGATGAGATTGTAGCTTTAACTGCTCACAATGACTTCTTAATTATCTTTGGTAAAAAGTCTATTGTTGTTTATTCAGGAGCTACCTCTCCAGACTCAATGGCTCTTGTGGATACTATTGATGGCGTAGGTTGCATAGCGCGTGACTCTGTGCAGCGTACAGGTACTGATGTATTATTCCTGTCAGACTCAGGTCTACGTAGCTTTGGTAGAGTAATACAAGAGAAGTCTCTGCCTATGCGTGACATCAGTAAGAATGTCCGTAATGACCTGATGGCTTTAGTAGATGTACAGGCTTTACCCATTAAGTCCCTGTACAGCGCATCAGAAGCCTTCTACTTGCTTTCTCTACCCTCTAGCAATACTGTGTACTGCTTTGACATGCGTGGCCCTATAGATCAATCAGGGGCGCACAGGGCTACTACATGGTCAGAGATAGACCCAGTGTCTTTGGGTAAGCTAGAAGATGGTACTATATACATAGGCAAGTCTACTGGTCTTGTTAAGTATGCAGGGTATAAAGACGGTACAGCTACGTATCAGCTACGTTACTTTAGTAATCCTACAGACTTTGGTAGCGCGTCTAACCTTAAGTTCTTGAAGAAGTTTAACTTGACTATTGTAGGCGCTCACGGTACTAACATAACGCTAAACTGGGGTTATGACTACACAAGCAGTTATAATAAACAAGCCTTTACATTTTCCGCAGGCAATACTATTGCTGAGTACGGTGTTGCAGAGTACGCAATAGGTGAATACTCAGGAAGTGTAGATGCTCTACTTAACACGCCTTCTGTAAACACAGGTGGTAGCGGGTCAGTAGTTACTATTGGTATTGAAGCACAGATTAATGACGTACCTTTTTCTATTCAAAAGATTGATATACACGCTTTACTAGGGAGACTTATCTAAATGTCCAACTATACAAAGACCACTAACTTTGCGGCTAAGGATTCTTTACCCTCTGGTAACGCCAATAAGATTGTACGTGGTACAGAAATTAACACAGAGTATGACAACATTGCTACTGCGGTAAACAGCAAGTCTGATTCTGCTTCTCCTACATTTACAGGTACTGTCACAGCAGCCACAGTTACTGTAACGGGTACACTCACGGCTGATACTATTACCGGAGGTACTTACTAATGACAGTAATGACTGAGAGAGAACAACGGGAAATAAAAGAACTTGTTGCTCCACTAGAACTAGAAGTTAGATATGATCAGCCCACTATAGTCAACGACGTAGCAAATCCAGATACAAGCCGAGGTGGTTTTAATGTCGCAGGTCAGTGGGATCCTAATATGCCTGCTGGTTACGGTACGGAATATGTGTCCTTTGCTGGGCCTATGGGAAACCAAAACCCTATACTACCCACAGGCGGCAACCCGTATTCCGGTGGTAGTAGTGTAGACGACAGGGTATACGGAGGCTTAGGTCTCACAGGTTTACTTAGCGGTAACTTAGGTGATGCGCTACGTACAGCCGGAGGATACTACGCAGGTCAGCAAGGCATTGAAGGTGCATATCAGACAGGAGTGACAGGTCTGGAGACTGCTGAACGCATGGGTCAACGCGCCCTTGAAGGCACACAGTTTAGACCCTTTGGTGTTACTTCTGATCTAGCCAACGCACAAGTAGGCGCACAAGGTGATGTCAACTTAGGTCTTAGTGGTCAACAACAACGATTACAAAATCAACTACTAGGTGGTGCTGGTCAAATGGCTGGCAGTCTAGGAGCTGGCTATGACCCACGTACAGGTCAAGTAGGTAGACAAGCTATGGGTCAAGCCCAGCAGCAGATAGGTCAGGTAGGTGCTTATGACCCATCTATTGCAGCCCAGCGTGGTGCTATGGGTGGTTTGTTTGGTCAACAACTAGGACAGTTTGGTCAGCCTACAGGACTAGAGGGTGTAACTCAAGCAGGTCTAATGGGCGCACAGCAGCAGTTTGGAAGAGCTAGACAGCCACAGGACATTCAAGACCTACGTTCTCAGTACGGCAACCTAGCTATGCAAGCAGGACAAGGACTGTTGACTTCTCCTGAGCAACGACAGTCTGACATCTATGAATCTATACGCGCTACACAGCGGCCAGAGGAAGAGCGACAGGCTCTACGTATGCGAGAGAATCTTCTTGCTCAGGGACGCTCAGGTGTAAGGACAGCAGACTATGGCGGTACACCAGAGCAGTTGGCTATGGCTAAAGCACAGGCTGAAGCACAAGCTGGTGCAGCTCTACAGGCTCGTCAGATGGGTATGCAAGAGCAGCAGCAAGGACTCCAGACTGCACAGGCTCTTACTGGTATGACATCAGGACTAGCGGGTCTAGGCTCAGAGCTAGAGACAGCAGGCATAGGACGCGGTGCTACACTTGCAGGCGTAGGTATGCAGGGGGCGCAGACAGGCCGTGGGTTTGGACAGCAAGACCTACAGAACCTTATGGCTTTGCAGGGTGCAGACATTGGTGCAGCACAGTCACAACAGGCTTTACAGCAAGGTCGCTTAGGTCTAGGGTCTGGACTTTTTGGTCTTGGTCAGCAAGCTCAAATGATGCCTTCACAGCTACGAGGCGCTGATATACAGAACATGCAGGCGCTGCTTGGTGCTGGATACATGCCACAACAGCAAGCCCTTAACTTACTACAGGCTGGTATGCCTGCTGCTGAACTAGCGGCTCGTGGACAGATTAGAGGTACTGAGCTACAGACTCAAATGGGTCAGACAGGTCTTGAGTCTTACATGGGCGGTGCTGACATGGCTAACAGACTACAGCAACAGCAGTTGCAGGGTATGTTACAAGGTGCGTTAGGACAAGGAATTACTCCTCAAGAACAGTTACTTGCTTTGCTATCCGGCAGAGACCCACAAGCTGATGAGGGCTTGTTAGGTGCTTTGGGCGTAGGTGGAAGTAAAACCCCAAGCTGGCTTAAAAGAGCAGGAGATTATTTAGGTCTTGGAGGAGCAAGCGGTTTATTTGACGTAGGTTTAGGAGATGCGTTTACAGGCAATGTTGCAGACTTAAGTGAAGAAGAACGAATGGCTGAGTTTGAAAGAATTTATGGAGGAGGGTAAGACGATGGCTAATACACTAGCAGGACTATTGACAGGTATTGACCGTGGTGGTATAGACCCTAACGCCAGCAGTGAAGCTCAACAAATGCAGCTAGGCGCACAAGCATCTCAGATGATGCAGCAGGGCATGCGTGGGTTAACAGGCCAGTCACGACTATCTAAAGGACAACAGCTACAGCAGGCTATGGGTCAGTTAGACCCTAGTGATCCTGAAGATGCACGTAAGTTAATTATGTTAATGCAAGCTACAGGTGACTACGCGGGTGCAGCTAAGTTAGCAAGCAATCTTCAAAACATGAAGAAAGAAGAAGACACTAGGCAGATGCTAATGACTCGTGCTGAAAAGATGAACAATCCTGATATGGTTTCCTATTTAAAATCAGGAGGAGACTTAGGGCCAGCCATTACTATATTGTTTAGAGAACAACCTCGTCCTGATATTGCAGGTGTTACAAACAATGAATACGACACATACGATGCACTGCTTATAAAACTAGACCCTGATAGAGAATCAGGTATTGACATTCCCGGTTATGGTTTAACTAAAAGAACTAGCGATGAAAAAAATATTCTATTTCAACAGGCTGAAGAACTCCGTGCTAAGACACGAGGCTTGTCTATGGAAGAGGCTTTGCGTAGAGCTATGGGAATGGCAGCAGTATCTCCTCAAGGCACTAGCGCAACACCAGCAGCGGGTGATAGTTTTGCAGGTAAAAGTATAATAGGTAAAAAACAATAAGGAGTCTTCATGGCTAACCTGCTTTTAGAAAAAGTACAGAACGCTATAGGTGCTGGCATTCTTATGCCGCAAGATTATGGAGACGCTATCTTAGCTACTCGTAATGACCCAGAAGTAACTAAGTATTTACAGAGCCTAATGCCTACAGACAATACTGTTACACGTAGAGATGAGGCACAAGCACAGCGCGAGGCAGTACAGGCACAAGACGAGACATCAGCTCCTACTGGAGATACAGTTGATCGCAGAGCAAAAGCACAAGAACAACGTCAGAAAGTACAAGAAAAAGCGATAGAGAAAAAAGAACAAGAAGCTATTGCTGCACGTACTACTGAAGAAGGAAGAGCATTAACTCTTGAAGAAATACAAGGCTCACCTTTCCTAACTGAACAAGGAATATTTCCGGGCGATTTGTTTGACGGTGAAAACATTGTACGTAAGTATTCTACTGATGATGACGCAATGCTGGGCGGTGTCCTTATTACTCAAGAAGATGTAGACAACTCTCCTTATCTACAAGAAAACAATGTAGATGCAGGCTCTAGGATGATAGGCGATACTATTATACCTTCTCAGCTTAGTGACTCATGGGCGCAGTATCGTTATGGAATGGCTGAAACGCTATCTCCTATGGCTTCTGTTGGTGCTATACTTGAACGCTATTTCCCTTTTAAAGCAGCAAGGGATTTAACAGGCGGCCGACCACATTACATGGCTGGACAAGACTGGAACATAGACTTACAAACTCCTGATGAATACTGGGAGGTTGAAGGTTACATGGATATGTCTCCAGATCAGAGAAGAGAAGCCGCTAACGCTAAAAGAGAGCGTGACATACAACAAGAGTTTGGTCAGTTCTTTCAGCCTGACCCTGAGAGCCTTGCTAGATTAGGAGGACAAACAACCACAGCTTTTGCTGATCCTTCTTTAGCGTTGTCTATGGGGGCTACTATACCTCAGATGGTGGTTAGAGGCGGTGCGGTAATGGGAAGTTTAGACGCTCTTAACCAAGAAGCTATTAAAGGAGAGGTTGATCCTATACAGACAGCAATGGCTACTTCCGCAGGTATGGTATTTGTACCAGCAGTAGGTTGGGTAGCTCAAAAAGTAACCAGTAAGGTGGCAGCTAAAAAAGCTAACAAGATGTTAGACCAAGCTCAAGGAACATTAGACGCACACGTAGCTACTCAAGGCCCGGTAAGCGCACCTGCTAAAGTATTAGAGGAAGCAGGCTTCAATCCAATAGCTGTAGAAAAAGCAATACAAATTACTGGCCGTAAGCTACGACTACATGGGTCAGGTAAGACAGCCAGTGAAGCTATACAACAAGCAGTAACTAAAGACAGCGCAGTTACACGACAGTACAGCAAGGGTCTTGACCGCTACTTAGGTTCAATAGGTACTCGTCTGCGATTAAAAGATGAAGGTATGTTTGGCCGCTTACGTAACACTGAATACAACATGACAGTCAATACGTATGCTAAGACAGAACAGATAGAGCCTTTTCTTAAAGGACTACAGTCTTTGCCTAAAGGGGCGTACCGTGATGTAAGTAAACATTTATACAATGGTGCTTTTGGTCTAGCTAAAAAAACTATGGGCAGGTTTAACCCAGCACTTGTTGAAACCTTTGATACTACAGTAGTGCCTATGCTTAAAGACCTGTCTAAGAAACTAAAAGAAACTGGTCAATCTTTTGACGAGCTAGATAATTATTTCCCACGTATAATGAAGGACTACGAAGGGTGGAGAAAAAATACTGGGTTAGATTATCAAGGCTACCTAGACAAGCAAATAAGAGCAGCCACTAAGAAGAAAAAAAGGGAGCTTTTCCCCTCTGAAAGAGAACATGTTATTGAAACAGCTATGCGTGGTTATAACTACTCAGGCTCAGGCAAGCCCAGCTATGCCAAGCAACGAGTAATTACTCTTAAAGATAAAGACTTAGATTTCTATGCGTCACCTGAAGAAGCCTTGTCTATGTATATACGCAGGGCTGTTAATGACATTGAGGTAGCTCAGTTTTTTAAAGGCAGTACAACTAAAAGTGATGATGGACTTTTAGATATAGACACATCAATAGGTCAGTATGTAGAAAACGCAAGGAAGGCAGGTAACATTAAGGCTGAAGATGAAGGTGAAATAGTAGAGCTTCTTAAAGCTAGATTTGTAGGTGGTCAGCAATCCGCAGGTCAAGCCATGCAAACAATTAAAGACTTAGGATACACAGGTACAATAGCAAACCCTGTGTCTGCTGTTACTCAGCTTGCTGATCCAGCTACCTCTGCTTTCCTGTACGGTTTTAGGAATACTATAGCTTCTATGTTTGGAGCTAAGAACATGAAGCTAGTAGATATAGGTCTTGAACAAGTAGCTATTGAATTAACAAACGGAGACCCTAGAGGAACAGCAAGATTCTTAAATAAGATGATGAAGTTATCAGGGTTCAAGGCTACTGACAGGCTAGGTAAAGAAACTTTAATGAACGCTTCTCTACGTAAAGCTAGGCAGCTGGCTAAGTCTAACAAGGGTGTGGCTAAGTTACGAGAGAAGTACGGTAAGATATATGGTGATGAATTTGATGGCTTAGTTGCTGACCTCAAGGCTGGAGATATGACAGAGAACATTAAGTTCTACGCCTTTAATGAGCTTGCAGATGTTCAGCCTATTATTTTAAGTGAAATGCCGGAGGCTTACTTGAACAGCCCTAACGGTAGGATATTATATATGCTCAAGTCCTTTACGTTAAAGCAGTGGGACATTGTACGTAGAGAGGTTGTTGGTGAATGGAACAAAGGTAACAAGCTAACAGCAGTTAAGAAAGCAACTGTTATGGCTGGTTATCTGACAGCGGCTAACACCAGTACAGGTGTAATTAAAGACATGATGAGAGGTAGAGAAGTTAAGCCAGAGGACTTGCCTTCTCGTTCTATGTGGGCGTTGTTGGGTGTGTTTGGTTTGAACAAGTATACCTCTGATAAGTTCTTTGCTAAAGGGGATGTCAAAGGTGGGCTAGTTAATATGATTGTACCTGCTACACCTATCATTGATGCAGCCTTTAAGCTAGGTACTGAACTACCTAAGGAAGACCCAGCACTAGAGTCTACCCTTAACTCTATACCTCTTGTTGGCCCGTTGGTATACAACTGGTTCGGTGGGGGAGCTGAGAAGTACAACGAGCGTATGGAAAAAGAAAGGAGAGGTAGGTAATGGCTGTTAATGAGCAAGCAAGAAGCCAAGCGTTCTTAAGCTATTTAAATCATTTAAGCGAAACACCTATGTCCGTCAGTCAGGACTTGTCAAAAGAACGACAGCACATGGCTGACATTGATCCAGCAAAGGGGGTCTATGATGCTGCGGCTTTCCTTCCTGTGTCCGGTGAGATTATCTCTGGCAAGGAAGGTATAGAGGACTTTCGTCAGGGTAATATAGGCATGGGTATGTTGGGACTGCTAGGAGCATTCCCTTTTGCGGGGCCTGCGTTTCGTGGAGCTAAGGGAATGTTTAACAGTGTAGGTAGTTTAGTAAACAAAACATTACAGAACACACCTACGCATATTCCTGAGTTCTACCGCAATCCTATAAAGGGTAAGATTAACTTTGCTAAAGAGTCTACAGGTTCTATAATACCTGCTATTAAAGAAAGTATTGACCCGCAGAGTGTTGCAAAGCGGAGAGTTATAGGCATATCAGACAGGAAAGTTAGCGATTGGGCTAGTGATGTAGGACAAGACGCAGACTTGACAGCTATATCTATAAACCGCCAACTACCTAACACCGAAGACACGCTCTTAGAGAACAGCGTAGTAGGTTTAAAATACTTAGACTCGCGTATACCTAGAGAGGAGGCCGCTAGATTGGCTTCAGGCATAGGTTCGGGTTTTAGAACTTCAGGTACAGTCCCAGAGTCTATAGTCAACAGAGCTTTAACACACCTTACTCAAGGGCCACATATAAAGAACCCTAACGCTAGGTATGAATATCAGATTAAAGACCCTTCCTCAGGTAAGAACGCAGGATACATAGAATCTGTAGGTGCTGCGGGGGCTGGTTCTCCTGTAGTCAGAGCTATGCGCGGTCAGACTACGGATAAGTATTTAAACGTGGTGAATAACTTACGTAAAACAGAAGGAGCAAAACCTAAAGGTAAACTAGACGGTAAAGCAATGGTTGAGTATTTACAAATGTCTTCTACCTTGGATAATAAAGCCTTTCAACTGATGAATAAAATGGGAGCTGGAGATCAGCCCAGCGTAATGTTGGAGACCCTGCTGAGAGCAAGGGCAAAACAAGGGTCAGGTAAAAAACTACAATCAGGTGAACAAAGAGTTCTGGATTCGTTTAACAAACTGTTAGACACTAAAGCAATTAAGATGGCTAGAGTTAGCGACGAAGCAGGTAACGCTGTAGGCGGTAGAAACTTAGCAGACATCAAAGACCCTGATGGTTACTTAGTTACGCAGCAATCGTATACTTCAAGACAACAAGAGCTAGGAGGAATGAATGCCTTTGTTGTAGTTGATCCTAACAAGGAAAAGATGTACACAATGTTAAGTGATGGACACGACATGTTTGGCCTTAACCCCGTAGGAGGACACGGCTTAATTACTGCATCTCCTTTGATTGAGTCTTCCTATAAAACAGGCGCTAAGTATAACAATAAACAGATCAAGAAAAAAGCTACGCCTAGAAAAGTACAGCAAGCTATAAAAGAGACTGAAAGAACTACAGGTGTCAAGAAACAAGCGAAGGAAACGCCAGAAGCCTATACAAAAAGGGCTTTACTGGAAGCAACGCCAGAGGTTACTAAGGCTGACATTGCTAGAGCCAAAGCAGCTAAACAGAAACTAATAGCAGCCAGCGGAGCAACAGGTGCTGGAGCAGCTAGTGGTGTTGTCTTAGCTACTGACGAATAAAAAAAGGGGCCGCTTGGCCCCTAAGTTTTATCTACACTATCTCACATGCACCACCTACACACGCTAACTCCTGACTTCCTGTCGTGTTATCCTCTTCCTCGTACTTCTCCAGATCATTCCAATCCACCCCCACCGGCATCTCTGCTACTAGCTTATCGTACTCCTCAGCACTGATGTCCTCATAAGGAGCTTGTTGATATACATGGTCACTATATGGCAACAAACTAATCCCACTACACAGATCAAAGTTTTCCCATATCCACTGTGCTACTTGCAAGAACTCGTCATCCGTATAGTACACAGTGATACTTGGCTTATGTTCGCACCAGTGATTCTGGTAAGCCTTCCAAAGCTCTAGCTGCTGCATTGCTCCCACCTGCTTGACAGTCACAGAAGTCTCTGGAGCCTTCACAGGGAAGCTAAAGACTGATGACGTAGGTGACATAACGTCCTGCTCTACTGGGAACCCGGCCATTCCCATGAAGACTGCAAGCGGGTCTTTGTGGTCGCTACGTACTCTGCGAATGTAATGCTTAGAGAAGCGAGGATGGATACCAGAAGCAGAATCGACAAGCTGAGATACAGTACCACTTGGCTTAACACATGTAATAGCTGTAGATTGATTAATCCCAAGAACTCCAGCCCACTTCTTATTCGTCTTAATAGCAACATCACGTATCTCCTCCAACCACTTGCCTAAGTCCTTAGACTCTCCCTTACTCAACAGGTAGTGATCCATAATACCTGTCATGCTGACACCCAGTAGTGCTTCCTCCTCAGTGTTCTTCTTCCAGCAGTTACGCAGGTAGCGGAAGTCTGTCAATGTAGCCTGTAGTGTACCAATGAGCGCAGCCATCTCTGCTTTCTTCTTCAATGTCTGTAGATCATCATTAGGACGTACTACAATCTCTGACAGGTTACAGAACTGGTTACTACGTAGGATGATTTCAGAGCATGGGTTAGTACCAAAGTCCTGCTTAGGGTCACGCCTACCGTTACGTGCTGCAATCTTCTGAGCTGCTACACGGCTAAAGATACCACGCTCTCCCGCCTTACTCTCGTACATGTTCTGCATCTCGCCTAAGAAGGACTCAAAGTCTGGCTTCTCAGTGTACGCTACGCTGTTGTTAGCAAGCCTACGGTGGCCTTCATGCCTCCACCAGTCTCCTGACTTAGCCTTAGCCATACGTGGGTCAGACAGGTTAGAGAGGCTGATTAGGGCTGATCTACGTACACCACCTACCACTACAATGTCCGCTATCTTACAAACTACATCGTGACACTCAATGCTCGTCAGCTTACGTCCTGCGGCCTTCTGGAATATCTCTACACAGAAGTTGAACAGGTCTAGCAGTGGTTCATGTCCGCTTGCACGTCCGCCAAAGGTCTTCAGTCTAGCCCCTGCTGGTCGTACCCTGCTCATGTCCCACTCAGGTATCTTACCAGCATACAGCATAGCTATCAGCTCACGGAATGCAGATGCCCAGCCTATCTTGCTGTCACTAACAACAATAACACTGTCAGTCTTGTGGAAGCTCTCAGCAACCACAGGCAGCTTGGTAATGAAGTTACGCTCTACGCTGAAGCCTACGCCTGTACCACACATCAACACGTACATCAGCTCATCAAAGCTACGCGGTGAGTCAATGGCTAAGTAACTACAATTAAATCCAGCTACGTTGTCCTTTGCCAGAGCCTCTCCTGCTGTCATCATGCAGCGCATACTAGGCATAACGTCCATGTTATGTATAGCGTCAAACAGCTCAGCACTTGTCTTCTGATCTATCTGACCTCTGTCAACCCAGAAAGCTACATAGCGGTTGACTGTCTCTGCCCATGTCTCTCTACGCTTCTGCTCTGGTAGCCATCGTGCGTAGCGGCTCTTGTGTATAAACTGTTGGTACTGATCCATTATTATTCCTCATCTCGTGGTATGTGGTAGGAGCATGCTTTTAAGAAGTAATCAAACTGCTCTCTCATGTCAGATAATGTTAACCCATCGTTATATATCGTATAGACTATCTTGACTGCTGGACATATCCTCTCTACTTCTCCGAACTCTGGATAGTGTATCAGCTCAAACTTAGGTTGTCTGTCCATTAGCTATTCTCCTCTGTCACCATTGCTGTTAGCTTCTGTAAGTACCATCCAGCCTTCTGCAAGTCTTCTACCTGCTTGCCTTTGTAGTCATAGCGCCACAGATACTTCAGGCAGTTGCCCTTGAGGTAGCCCTTGAATGCAACACTAGACATAGACTCTTCAATAGCTTCAATACATTCTATGCTGCCTGTGTTGTAGTGCCGTGGCTTGTTTACATCATCTATAATATCTTCAGCCTCCTCGTGTGCTGCCTTCATCCACGCCTCTAGTCCTGTGGCTTGTTTCTCTATAGCGGGAGCATCTCTACGTACTCTATCCCAGTCTGCTGGTGTTGCGTCATTCAATCTCATCTTCAAAGTCCTCTGCTATTCTGTCAAAGTTTCTAATAATCCTACGTTCAAAAGCCTCTACTAAATCATCCGGTGTTATAGACAACAGCTCACACAGTAGCTCTTCATCTAAATGTAACACCATCTTTTCTTTTAACTCCTCCAGTGTCATAGCCATTATACTTTCTTCCTTTTGATATACCGTGTCATCTCCTTGGCTGTCTCTACAGTGTAGTGCTGGAACCCTTCCTTCTCACACCACTCTCCCATAGTTATCTTACCACCCTTGCGTACCTTCTTGCTGGGGTTTGACAACACAAAGATCAACTCCCACTCCGGCATTGAATCTCTAATGGCTGTGTACTTCTGTGTGTCACCTACCCTGAAGAACCCTTTACACTCTATCAGTATTGCCTTGTCCTCGTGTACGAAGTCCGGTAGATACTTCTTGTGTACTGTGTACGGTATACCATACGGCTCAAACTTGTACTGTCCATCTAACTTCTCTGATAAATCCTTCTCAAGTCCTGACCTAAAAGCCCTCTTCATCTGGCATGACCTCCTGTACCTTTGGTTCTTTTACTACGTCTACTAAATACTTTGGCCCGTAGGAATAAGCGAAGACCCGTAAGTTTGGATAGCAGTGGTCTTTGAACTGACAGTAAGAGCAGCCAATAGATAGCTTTGAGTTTCCTGATTTGCCGTCCGGTACGGGTGGGTAACACCACTCCACTGGCTCTGGCTGCTCTACTAGCTTTTTTACATGCTTCACCCTGTCCACTATGTCACCCTTCAGTGCCTCATACACAGGAGCCTCTGTGTCATTCAGGTCATACTTAAGGTACGTTAGGTGTCCATTGGCCTTGTCCATTGCAAGCCATCCAAACTCTGTCTGTCCCTCTGAGTGTGCGTAGGCTTTGATCTGATCAATATAACCAAAGGGGTCGTCGTAGGCCAGTGTACCATCCTTAAACTTCTTGAACCCAAAGCTGCTTGCTGACTTGACATCAGTAACAATACCGTCAATCTTGCAGTCCATGTGACCCACGACTCCTTCAACTTTACATACCTTCTGCTCGTCAGTAACACTGTGTCCAGCCATACGGGTCAGGAATAACAACATCTCTTCAATCAAGTGACCATACATAAACTTGACATAGGTATGGGGCTGTAGTTCCTCACCTTCCGTACCGTTGAAGTGATTCCAGAGGTAGCGGTCGGTGCGGCCAATATTTGACAGGCGTAGCCTGCGGTTATCCTCTCGCTTCTTCCGACCAAACTCAGTACGCATCAGTTCCTTAACGCTTTCACCAAACCTGTCTATCTCTGCCTCTACATCTACAGATGGGTCAGCGTCCTTGCTTTCCATCAGTGCGTAGATGTCCTGTACTACATCTTCAACACGCTTCATCGTACTCTCCTGTTACACCATCTATAATATATTTAACCCACGCTACATCACACTTGAACCACTCGTTACGCTGTTCAAACAACTCACCTAGTCTAGCGTGGGTCTCTGCTTCTGTAGCTCTACGGTCTTTTGTGTCCACCACATAGGCCAGCTCGTAGTCCCTGTAAGGCGAGCTTGTCTGATAACCATTAGCTCTGTCCTCTGCATCTACAGCCATCCCTACCTTGACCCAGCCTTCCCACGCAGGGTTAGTAATGATGTACACCTGACCCTCCGGGTTAGTCTTGTAGTTCTCCAGACCACTGAAGGCTGCATCCTCAAATCCTTTATAACGTCCTGCCTTGTACAGTGGGTGGGACTTGGGTACATATTTACCATTGACGTACATCTGTTTAGCGTTTTCTTTCTTCTTAGTCTCTGGGTTGTCCTTGTAGTACATAGGCTTCCCAGTGGCAGGGTTAATGGGTGTCTGCCCAACTGCTTCCGACTTTGTAATCTCCTGCGAGAGGGCAGTTGAGTTCGTAGTGGAGTCCTGCAGCTTCAACACAGCTTGCTGCCAGTCTTCCGAAAACCTCTGCCTTCTCTTGTCTGACTTCTGTCTGGATTTCATCGTGTATGTTCCCTAAAAAGTTAAAGTCTATACCCCATATTATAGCATACTCGTGTAGTAAACACAAGGCTTTCTTCATAACGATAGCCCCGGCTGACTGGAGTAAGCTGTTCAATGCAGCGTGTTCTGATCGTATGGCGATCCGTCTCCTATCCAAGCCATAAACATAGCCTCTTGTAGACGCCATTCCAACTCGTGTTCGTAGCTCTCCAAGAGCTGGCGTATTTCGGAGGAACTTTTCCTTAAGTCTTTGACCGTCCTTTCTAGTTCCACCAACGATACTTCCGACCTTGGCATCTCCGGCCCCGTAAAGAAAAGCGTATATGAAAGTCTTCGCTTGATCTCTAGTTTCAAGGCCCGCAGCCAACTGATTTGCCGTGTGTATATCTCCGTTGAGTATTTCATTCGTGTACTCCTCGTCATTCATGTAGTGCGCTAACATCCGTAGCTCAAGACCGCTGGCATCCATACCGACTAGCTTGTACCCTTCCTTCACTGTCCACACATCACGACACTGTTTGCCGTAGGGTGAGTAGACCGCAGGAACCTGCCCCATGTTGGGACTAGAGTGCGTCATGCGTCCTGTCACTGCACCGTTGGAATTAACGTACCCGTGTACTCTACCGTCATCCTCTACTGCATCTAGCCAGCTTTGCACCTGTGCGACACGCTTCTGTATCATCAGGTACTCACCAATCAGGGAAGCCTGTGGTATTCCTTTCACTGTACTCAGCACTGCCTCGTCTACGATGGCCTGTCCTGTCTCAGTAAATTGCTTAGGCTTCCAGCCAAAGTGCTGGAGGTATCGTCCTATCTGCTGACGTGAACCCAAGTTAAACTCTGGGTAGTCAAGACGGCTGAAGGGAGCGACTGCGGTAGTCCATTGATCGCCTAAGAACTTAAGTCCAACAACAGAGTACGTACCGTCTTTCTTAATCTTGGGGGTAATCTCTTTGACAAATGTCGGTAACGGTTTGAAAGTCTGATGCACCTCGTCTTCAAGGTCATTCTTCTTCTCCTTTAGTTCTGCTAGTAATACAAATGCTTTCTCTTGATCTAAGAGCCAGCCTGTTTTAATTTGCTTTGATATAATGCTTTGTACTTGGTGTTCCAAGCTAATGCTTTCAGCTCCAAAATCTGCAAGCTCAAGAAGTAATCTCTTGTACACCAGCACATTAACATTAACGTCTTGCTTGCAATAGTCCACCATATCCTGCGAATAATTATCCCAGTCATCGTGATCTCCTTTAGATTGATTAAGTCTGTCACCCCAGTTACGAAGAGAGTGACCGCCCTCTCGTGAAGGGTTGGCCAGTCTCGACATGACTAATGTGTCAGTAACCTTGCACTTACTAAAGTCTGTAACCAGCAGCTCCTCAAGGACAGGGATGTCATAGTCAATGATGTTGTGACCTATGATCTCACACTCTCCAAGACCTGCGATGTAATCATTGAACGCTAGTAACGAATCACCTGAGAACGTATGCGTCTCACCGGTGTCCAGCTCCTGAGCTACAATTACCCAGACCTTTGTAGGTTTTAAACCGTTAGCTTCTATGTCGAATACGATTTGCATTAGAACTCCGCGTCATCTCCTGTAGGACAGGCTGTCTCAATCATGCGGCCTGACTCCTTATCGTAGTACAGGTAACACGCGGGGCCAGTCAGACCTACAAACCTATTCTTCAATACACGTACCGTGGTGGTGTTGCGTATC